GGGTAAATCATCGCAGGATTTTTCATGAAAGTTAGTGCGTTAGGCATGTTTTTAGCGGGGTAGGGGGCGGTTTGGTTGGAGATCAAAACGGCGAAGGATCTGGGCTTGGTCAATCGAGCGATTCGAGAGCGATGGAATGTTGATCGAGAGGCTATCAAAGAGGCTCTCATGGTTTGCTTGCAGGATCCTGACTTGGCTCCTAAGGCGGCCAAGATCCTACTCGATGCCGATGCACTCGATGAAAAGCGAGATGCAGCTGAGGAACGAAAGGCGATCAAAGAAAATGAACAGCGGTTACGACTTCTTGAACTCGCTCAATCTATCCCAGTTGCAGAGCTTGCTAAGCTTGCATCCGAAAACGGCATCGTCGGCGGATCCGGTCAAGGGTGATGAGCGAATAAAGCAACGGGAGCTAATGGCACGCAAGCGATCGGCTCAGCGTGATATTTCGATCCCACCCCCCAAAGACCCAGCCCGGCGGCTCTATGCCGAGCAAGACCCCAAAACGTGGCTCTCGACGTACTTTGCAGATCAGTTCTCCGAGTCCTGGACTGCCGACCGGGAGGCGATGCTCTACAGCATTATCGATGCGGCTAAGTACGGCGGGGATCAGGCAATAGCAGGGCCACGGGGTGAGGGCAAGACGACTATTGCAACTAGGGCGGCTCTTTACCTTATGGTGCGCGGCCTATCGACGTTTCCCGTCGTTATTGGCAAGAGCCAAGGCAAGGCTCAGCTTGAACTAAAGGACATCAAGGAGCAACTCCAGCAGAATGAGCTATTCATCGCCGATTATCCTGAGATCGGCGTACCGATGCAGGCGGTTGGCGGTTGGAGTTCCAGGGCCAGAATGCAGACGGTATCGGGCGTATCGACTAACATTGAGCTAGCAGCGGATCACTTGGCATTCCCGACGATCGAGCGATGGCAGTTACCCGGGTGGCCTGAGGGCATCGAACCGGCTTCTAGTGGGCAGGTGTTTTATTGCCTTGGGGTCGATGGACCGGTTCGCGGTACTAAGTTCCGATCGAAGCGACCGACGCTAGCGATCCTCGACGACATCGAAGACAGGGAGGCAGCGGCTTCGGATGTCCTCATTGAAAAGAACGCCGAGATCATCGAGCAGGACATCGCGGGATTAGGGGCATCGTCGGAGCGGATACCTCGGGTGATGCTTTGCACTGCCCAAAACAGAAAGTGCATTGCGTATCGTTACACGGACCCAAAGATAAAACCGTCCTGGAGGGGCAAGCGATACCGCAAGATGATTCGCAGGCCGGATCGAATGGATTTGGTCGATCAGTACATCGACCTGCGCAAGGGCAGAGCCGAGAGCGATCCAGATGCCAGGGCGGCCTTTGCGTTTTGGCGTGACAATCGCGAAACGATTGAGGCTGGTTGCATCGTATCGAACCCGCATAGCTACAGCAAGAAACAGCACAGCGACGGCGAACCGATGGAGTTATCCTCGATTCAATCCTACTTTAACCGCGTTGCCGACGTTGGCGAAAAGGCGGTAGCAACTGAGATCGACAACGACCCTCCTGAGGATACTGGTCCAATGGGACAGGGCCTTACGGCCGAGATCGTAGCATCGAGGATCAGCGGATTAGCTCGAAGGCAGTTGCCAGCGAATACGATGGCCCTAACGGCGGCGATCGACTTGGGCAAGTATCGTTGCCATTGGGTAGTAACTGCATGGTGGCCCGGTGGAGGCGGCGTAGTGGTCGATTACGGCGTTGCCGAGGTCTACGGCAACGATAAGTCGATGGACAGCGAAGCAAGCGAGGCGGCCATCTACAACGCTTTATTGGCATGGCGTGACGAGCTAATCCAAAAGCGATTCGTTGACGCAACGGGGACGGAGCGGAAGGTTGATTTCTGCATGGTTGATTCAGGCAACTTTACCAACGCGGCTTACAAATTCTGTAGTGACGTTGGCGGTATCTTCCATCCGTCAAAAGGCTGGAGTCCATACCGACGCAAGGCGGCTAACACTGCCAACGTCATAGCGGGAGCTAACCTTCACGCATCGCGACAATCGGCAGCGGGGGTCTGGCTCTATGACTTGGACACGGACTACTGGAAACAGTTTGTCCACGAAAGATTCCTAACTCCAACCTTCGATGAAAACAACATGCTTCGGCGTGGTTCGCTTTCGCTTTATTCGCTAGAAGGCAATCAGAAGCACGGATCGTTTGCACAGCATATCGCAGCGGAAGAATTGGTCAGTGAGTTCAAGGAAGGGAAGGGCTCGAAGCAGTATTGGCGGGTTCAGAACGACAATAATCACTGGCTGGACGCTCTTTACATGGCGGCGGCAGCGGGGGAGGTTTGCGGCGTAAAGTTGATTGCCCCATCGGAGGTAGAAGTCGAACCGCGACAAGTTACGGACAAGCCAAAAGAGCCGAAGCCGGTACAATCACGAAATCAGCACGGCAAGCGATGGACGCGACCGGGCGGCTGGATTCCTAGAAGGAGATGAGATGAGCAAGAAACAGAATAGGCAGATTACGATGAAGCCTAGACAAGCGATCGAGATCGGTCCATCGGTCAAGATTGAGCCCGAGCCAAAAGGGCTAATGCCCCCGTCGTCGATCGGCACAACTTACGATCCAATTACCGATACCGTTTCGGATATGCAGGTAACCGACAAAGACGGGTACATTATTGTCGATGAAACCTACGATCCTCCCCGCAAGGTTGACGGCTCAATCGGCAAGGTCTTTCCCGAGCCCCGGCGATTCATGCCCCGGGACTGCACGCAATGCTTGACACGTCGCAAACCGGGCGAATCTTACGTCAGGGTTTACAGCAAGCACGGCAGGATCCGCTATTGCCGATGTTCGCTTTGCGGGAACACCTGGGCTCAAGAGGGCGAATAATTTTGCAGGCTTGCTAGCCCGATAGCAAGCGATCCTACCCAACTCCCGCGATGCGTGCAAACTTAGGGCATGGCATCAGCGGCTAGCTTGCTTGCACAAATTGACGCGGCGATAGAGGCACTCCTAACGGGAGGCGCGTCTCAGTATTCTATTGGCAATCGATCGGTTACCAAGCTGGACTTGCCGACGCTATTGGAAGAGCGAAGAAAGCTCCAGCGCGAAGCACAACGCGAAATCGGATCGGGCGGCGTTTCCCTTGGCAGATTGTCGAGGCATCGCCGATGATTGATCGATTCATCGATTCGCTAATCTCGGCAGTCAATCCCCTGGCAGGCGTCCGAAGGATGCAGGCCCGGCGGCTTATGCGATCCTACCAAGGAGCAGAGCCATCGAGGATATCGAGCAATCGAGCCCCGAAGAATAACCCAGCGGATCAAGAGCTACTTGGCCCCTTCGGCGCCGATCGCCTCAGGGCATGGGCAAGGGACCTAGCACGGAACAACGCTTACGCATGGGGCGTAATTGATACCATCGTCTCTTCTGTTGTCGGATGCGGAATAAAGGCTCAATCGACGTTTGAGACCATCGAAGGCGAAGACGTTGAACCGGTCAATGATGAACGCGATCGGATTTGGTCCGAATGGGCTGAGGTTTGCGATATCAACGGGCAACTTACCCTCGATGAAATCCAGGCCTTAGCACAACGGGAAATCGTCGAGGCTGGCGAGGTCTTGATTCATGTTATCAGGCTCAAACCGGATCAAACAGATTATCGAGGGATTTACAGACCGGTCCCCTTAGCTCTTGAGGTGATCGAGGCGGACAGGCTAGCATCGGATAAGGATGTTTACCAAGTCCGAATGAAGAGCGACGACGGCCACAAGATCGTTCGGGGCGTTGAGTTAGACGACCTTGGCAAGCCTGTAGCGTACTGGATCTACAAAGACCATCCAAACGCACCCTACGCGGTTTCTCGCACGCCAAAGCGAATTCCAGCAAATAAGATCATCCACCTATTCCGTCAGGATCGGATCGGGCAGACGCGGGGCGTTTCTTGGTTTGCTCCGGCTCTGTCTTGGATCCGCGACTTGGGAACGTATGTCGACAACGAGCTTGCAGCGTCGGCGGTGGCTAGCTGCTTTACGATGGCGATCAAGACCGATACTCCAATCGGATCGCTTGCGGATCCAGACGGCCAAGACGCATTCGATTCGAGCGGCAACAAGATCGACGCACTGGAGCCCGGCATGGTGATGCGGTTGGCACCCGGTGAATCCGTCGAGGGCATCAATCCAGGTCGACCTAATACCGGTGCAAAAGAATGGATTACGCTCATCCTTCGAGGAATCGCGGTAGGGACGGGGCTTAGCTATGAGACCGTAGCGCGAGATTATTCCCAAACGTCCTATAGCTCTAGCCGAACCAGCCAACTCGAAGACCGAAGGCGGTTTCGGTGTTGGCAGCAATACCTAATCCGTCATTTGCTCCAACCTGTCTGGGATGCGTTTTGCGATCAAGCGGCGTTGTCAGAATTGCCTGCTTTCCCATCGGCATCGGACCTATTGGATAACCGTCGAGTCGCTTGCCCGGTCGAATGGCAAACTCCCGAATGGGAATGGGTAGATCCTCAGTCCGAACAATCGGCGGCTGAGATGGCCCTAAATAGCTACACAGACACCTATCAAAACGTACTCGGCTCAAAGGGTCGATCGTTCCGTTCGGTGTTCTATCAGCGTGCCAAAGAAGATCGGATGCGGAAGAAACTTGGCTTGCTGACTTTAGAGGAAAAGCGACTCGAAGTATCGGCGGCTCAAAGCGGAGCGGGTCAAGGCCAAGCTCAACCCGTTACAGGGTCCGGCGAAATGATGGGGCTATCAACGCTCCAATGGAATCGAAACCGAAAGGCGATCCAAAAGACCCTCGACGAACTAGCAGCGGGGACTATGAGCGAAGCGGCGGCTAAGGTGTTTCTGTCTTCGGTCGGCATGAGCGAAGCAAACGTGCAGGCTTTGATTGACGACGCTAGGGATGGATCGGTTGAGATTCAATTGCCCGTAGAGGTGAACGAATGAACAAACGCGACCTAATCAAGCGACGCAAAGAACTAGACGCAAGGAAAGCCAAGCCCAGCGAACCCGTTTCAATCCAACGGGCATTTGGAACGATCAAAGACGGCAAGGCGGTTATCGCTACCGAAACGCCTGTAATGATTTATGACGAAGTTCGGCGGCAATGGGTCCAGCAAGTCTTATTGATGGACGGCGTGCAGTTTCGCAATGAGCGAAGGCAATTGCCGATCGTTGATTCGCACAACGATAAGACGGTACGCAACGTCTTTGGCTCGATTCGCGGGATTGCAATCGAGGGCGATCAGTTAGTCGGCTTGCCTGAATTCGCTACTGACGAAGAATCGCAAAAGATCGCGACGCGATACAACGAAGGGCATTTGAACGACTTTTCGATCGATGCCCAGATTCTAGCCCGGCAATATGTGCCAGAGGGCCAAACGTACACCACCCGACAAGGCAAGGTGATTGAGGGTCCGGCTGAGATTGTCACTCAGTGGGAGCCTCATAACGCGAGTATCTGCGCGACGGGTGCAGATCCGAATTCTACCGTTAGGCGGTCATACGACCGGGAAGAGGTTCAGAGAATGGACGAGTCTTTACTTAAGACTTTGGCCGGACTCGGCGTACCGGAAGGTATGACCGAACCATCGGCAGTTATTGCGTTTCTCGCAGGCAAACTTAGCGGCGAGGTTGAATCGCCAGAGATGCCCGAAGTTGAATCCGCAATGACCGAAGAAAAGATGCCCGAAGGTGAAGTTACCAAGGCAGAAGAAGTTCCAGCCGACCTGAAAGTCGAGAACATGGAAGACAAGGTCAAGGAAGAAGTCGAACGCCAATTGAAGGCAGAAAAAACCCGACGCGATGCAATTGTGGCTAGCGTCAAGCTCGGTCGATTGGAGCGAAGTTTCGCCGACCAGCTAATCGATGAAGGTGTCAGTGTCGCAGATGCGAACGAAAGGATTATGAGAAAGATGGCGAACCAACCGCTAGGGGGATCCGGTTCCGGTTCCCATGTTCGAGTTACTGAGTCCGAGCAAGACAAGTTTGAATCGGCAGCAAAAGCCGGATTCACGCAACGATGCTTTCAAGGCAACGTGAAGCAATCGCAAGCCCCGAAGGCCGAAGGTGATTTGCATTTCCGAAACCTTGGCGTCTATCGTCTTGCTGAGGCTTGCGTTCGGCGAATGGGCGTCGATCCTGAGAAGCTTAGCAAGCAGCAAGTCGCTCGCGTTGCGATGGGGCATCGTCCAACGATGGACTCTATCAAACGCGCGGCCGGTGACGTTTGGCATACTACCGGATCGTTCCAAAACATCCTGTTTGATGGCTTGAACAACACGCTTCGGGCAGCCTATGAAGAGGCCCCCTACACTTGGTCGTTCTGGGTTCGCCAACGCCAAAGCGTCGAAGACTTCAAGGATATCCACACCACGCAGTTGTCCGAGTTCCAGAACTTGGAGGTCGTCCCCGAGGGCAAGGAATACCCCGAGAAGAAACTCAGCGATCGACGCAAGACCTACAACATCGACAAGTTCGGAGCGAACTTTTCGGTGACCTGGGAAACGATCGTCAATGACAACCTTGACGCTTTGTCTCGCATCCCAACGATGCAAGGCACGGCAGCAAGGAGGACCCAAGAGCAGTTGGTTTACGATACGTTCTTGTCAAACCCGTTGATGCCGGACGGCCAAGTATTGTTCTCCGCTTCTCACGCAAGCGGTCGAAACATTACCGCTGTTTCGGTCGCGGCTCCAAGCGAAACCACGCTCGATGAAGGCTTTGAGTTGATGAGCAAGCAAAAGGGCCTCAATGGTGCTTTGCTCAACTTGGTGCCTTCGGTGTTGTTGGTACCGCAACGATACGCGGCAACTGCCTTGCGGATCACCAATAGCCTTTCGTTTGCCCAAAGCAACGGCAACGAGGGAATTTCCAGCCTTTACGGCGTCAATGGCGTGCGACCCTTGCAGGTTGTCGCTACCGCGTTGCTCGACAACAACAGCAACACGAATTGGTATCTGATCGCGTCTAGCTCGGTAGTCGATACCGCCGAGATCGTCTTCCTGTCCGGCGAAGAATCGCCAGTCTTGGAAAACGAGTGGACAATGCTTTCGGACAAGTGGGATTTCAAGATTCGCCAGTCGATGGGATGCGCGATGATCGATCACGTCGGATTCTACGGAAACCGTGCCTAGTCTCGGTTGATTCATAGCCCCTTGGCGATTGCTAAGGGGCTTTTTTGGACGGCAACAAAATTCACAAAACAGGATTATAAAAAATGGCAGGCTTGAAAGATTTTCGGTACTACGAAGACGACTTCATCGGACCGGCGGTATCGCTTCCAACCTCGGCGAACATTGCATCGCCTTGGACGGTCGCGGTAACCGGAGCGGCTCCCCCAACGGCTCAAAGAAACAACGACCGTCTGGTATGCACCCTTACGAGTGCAAGCCAGATTCAAATCCTTGGCGGGTCTCACGGTGACGCTCTTGGATTCGACATCGACGACGTTCAGCGGATCGAGATGCGAGCCAAGATTGGGGCGGCTACCTTTACTAGCGGCTCGATTCTTGTGTTCGGTGTTGGTTCGGCTCGGAACGATACCGCCGACAGCGTTACGGCTCATGCTTGGTTCCGGATGGAAGGTGCCAACAGCACTACCCAGGTCTATGTCGAAACCGACGACGACGTTCGAGACAACAACGACGTTGCTACCGGGGTAACGCTCGGAACGACGTACAAAGAGTTCGTGATCGACTTCAACGGAGGCAAAAATAACGTCAAGTTCCTTATTGACGGACAACCAGTTGCAACGTCGACTACCTTCGATATGTCGAACTACTCTGCGGGACTTCAACCGATTGTACAACTCCAAAAAGCGGCCAACACAAACGCCGATGTTTTCGAGTTGGATTACATCAAGGTTGTCTCGAAGCGTAGCTAGCGAATGACCCTTCACGATCTAATCCAGGCCGATGCGATCAACGTATTTGCCAACCCGAACGACTTTGCCGAGCCGGTTACTTACTACAAGAAAACCGGCAAGGCAAGGGCGATAAGTGCGGTTGTGGTTCGAGACGCATTGGCTATTCTGCCTGAGGACGGAGACACGGTTACACCGGTGTTTGAAATCCATGTGGCGAATGACATTGTGAAGGGTATTAGCAGCGAAGAATTGAATCTTGGCGGCGACGCGATAGCGTTTGCCGTTAGGGTGGGCCAGGCGGTTCAGCGGCGAACGATTACGAAGTTACTAGCCCACGATGAAGGGATGCTCACGCTCGAATGCCGTTAGCCGTTGTCGAACAGATCGCCCTGGCCTTGAAATCGCGTCTCGATGTTATGATCGACGATCCGACTAATTTTCCGGTCAATGTATCGGAGGTTGTAAGGCCAACTCGATTTGGCGACTTCACGCCATTGGATAGGCAGATCGTTTTGGTCCAAGGGCAACTCGAAACGGTCCCGGAATTGTCGCACCCAGGTAATCCTCCAGCACAAGCCTACCGGATCACGTTCCAGATCAGGGGGCATGTGGTCAATGATGAACGGGCGTTCCTTGCGATCGATGAAACGCTCAACCAATTCCACGCCGACATCGTTAAAGCGGTTGCGGTTAACACGACTTGGCAGACCTTCGGCGGTCTATCCTTCGATGCGGAGTGGAAGCCCCCTGAATACGTCTCGGCAGACGGCGGTATCGATGGGGTTAATGTGCCGGTGGCAGTGACGTTCAGGACGAATGAAAACGATCCAACGGAGGTTCGGGGATGAGCAATCCAATAGACCTAAAGGTTGACGTTGACCAAGCGAGCCTACGGGCCATTAGAGAGGCTCTAGGCAACTTCTCGGGCGATCTTAGCCGACACCTAGCAACCGCTGTCAATCGGACGGCTAGGACCGTTGGCGTTGAAGCGGCTCAGCAACTCGGAAAGATCGTCAACTTCAAAATACACAGCAAGAACAAAGGCAATACCAGCCGGACGTTCAGCAAGGCCAAGACGCTCAAAAAAGCGGTTATTAATAAGAACAGAGCAACCCCCGATAGCTCATCGGCAACGATCAAGCTATGGCGAGGGCATCCGTTCCCGTTGAGGCTCAATGAAGCCTACGAGTACAGCAAGACCCGCAAGGGCAAGCAGATTCGATCGGGAGTTAGATACAAGAGCCATGTCGGCGGCGGATGGACTACGGTGCTCGATGGTTTCATCGTTCGCTCATGGGGCGGTAACGTATACCAGCGAATCGAAGGATCGCGGTCGATCCGAAAGCTAAAAGGCAAGAGCCCTGGCGATTATTTCACGCAGGCCAACGTACCAACGATTGCAAGCAGGCTAGCGGCCGAGCGGCTACCCATCGAGATCAGGCGAAGGCTTCGAGATGTGACAATGGCGGCATCGGGCAAAATCAAGTTGAGAGCATCACCAAACCTAGGAGCAAACTAGATGACACTACTGAAACGCAAGCGAGTTTTCGCAGCAAAGATCGAAGCGACCCCAGGCACAGCCGAAACACTGACGGCAGCCGAAGCGTCTTTCAATTGCTACGAAATCATGATCCAACATGAGATCGAATTGGAGCAACGCGAAACGCAAGGCGCCTTCGGGATGCGTGCTAGCGTTCCAGGCGGATACAAAGGCGGTATCACGTTCAAGCATGATGCGTCTTGGGATGGCACGGCAACAGAGCCAAGTTGGGCCGATACGTTTCTGCCTGCTTGCGGGTGGGTTAAGTCCGGTCAAGTGTTTACACCTCGCACTGAGGCCCCAGGGCCCAACGTCAAGACCCTGACGATTGCAGCGTACATTGACGGGGTAATCAAGCAACTTCGCGGGTGCGTTGGCACGTTCAAGCTAGTTTGCCCTGCCGGTAAGCCAGCGGTATTTGAATTCGACTTCAAGGGCATTTGGTCGACCCCTACCGATGGTTCGATCCTCACGCCGACTTACCCAACGGCTCAGCCTTTGCGGTTCGCCTCATCGGTGACGACCTGGAACAGCGTAAATCTGTTGGTCGAGAACATGACCCTTGATAGCGGCAATACAATTTTCCTTCGAGAGGATCCGGCCAACGCGGCTGGATTCGGTGCGGGAATTATTACCAATCGCATGGTCAAGATCACTGGCAACCCCGAAGCGAAAACCGTTGCCACTCAGGACCGATACGGTAAACTTCTCGATATGTCCGAGCACGCCTTGACGTTCTCGCTTGATGGACCGACGAACAGCGTTATCACGATCGCGGCTCCGAAAGCACAGATCCAATCGATCCAAGAAGCCGACCGGGAAAACTTGGTTGTCGATGAAATCGAATGGGGATGCAATCGCGACGGCTCGACCATCGATACCGAATGCTCAATCACCTTCACAGCAGCGACCTAGTATGCCGATTCTACTTGAACCAGGGGCCACGTTTGACGTTTGGCTAGAGTCTGACAAGGACAAGCCAACAGCGACGCGGCCAACATTTATAGCCAAGGCTCAATCGATGCGGGGGCAGCGAAAGATCCTTGCTGTCATCGACTTGATTTTTGCCGATGGCGTTACGGTTGACGATGTGTTTGACAAGTCGCGGGATTGTCTTTTCGACGCTCTCGACGGATGGCGGAACATGGGAAAGCCGTTCAGCCAAGACGCAATCGAAGACGTTTTAACCTTTGAGGAAATCCGAGAATTGCTACGCAAGATCGGACACAATCAAAGGATGAGCGGCGACGAAAAAAAATGATAAGAGTCGCGGCATTGATTCGGCAGGGCAAGCTCTGCAAACGATGCAGCGACAAAGGGTGTAAGGATCTAGGGACCGACCTAGAGCCGATCGAAATTGAATGCCCGATATGCCAGGGCATCGGGTGCGATCAGTGCAACCAAGGCCAGTGGAGATTGAGCGGATGCCCGAATCAATTTTGCAAACCGGTTGTCGATCTAGTTGGGCTTTGCGACTTGTACGAAAGGGGCTTACCTCCGGTGCAAGGCGGATCGCTCGACCAAGCGGCATGGTTCCTAGATGCGGCGGCAAGACTCAAGCACGAAGAAAACCTTTTGAGGATTGAAAGCAATGGCTAGCGAATCGATCAAGATCCTCATAGAGGCCGAAGACAAGGCATCGATGCAAGTCGCATCGGCATCGAAGAACATCGAGCAATCGGTCAAAGGCGTCAAGGAAACTGGGCAGAAGGCTAAGGCATCGGTTGAATTCTTCGGGGTGCTAGCCGGGCAGCTAGGCGGCTCACAGTTGCAATCGGCAGCGGGTGGAGTCGCGGCGATCACGGAGAAGATGGGCCAGTTTTCCGAGATGATGAAGGTTGGCGGCGCGGGTGCGATGGCATTCTCGGCAGGTCTAACATTGCTTGTCACTACGATGAGCTTTAAGTTAGGTCAGTCGATCGGCGAAATGATCTTTGGGGTTCGCGACTCCGAGAAGGCTTTCAGCGAAGCCAAGGCCGAAGCGGAGGCTTACGCGGCATCGCTTGTCGCGGCTGGAAATCAGAAGTTCAGCGAACAACTCCAAGATATCGAATTGATTCGGGATCCTGAGGCCAAACAGCAAGCGGCCCATGATCTATTTCGATCGATCGAGCAAGGCATCAATAATGCAATCGGCTCGATGAATTACTACCAGGAGCAGGTAGATTCGATGGATGCGTCGGCAGGTGTGCTAGGCCTGTCCGATGAGCAGATGGAGGTCCGAAACCAACTCCAACAGCAAGCCAATTTGCAGGTGGATATTGTTGCCAGTCAACGGCAGCAACTAGCAGAAGTCTCGAAGCAATACGGGGCAAGGTCGCAACTTGTCGCGACGATCAAGGCTCAACAGGCGGCAGAGGATGCGGCAGCGGCTAAGGCGGCTCAGGGCTTCAATGCGGGAATGAACACGCTAAAGCAACTTGGATTTCAATACGATGAATTGACCAAGGGACGCGAAGCGGCTAGGGCAGCACAACTCAGAGACCAGGGCATCGGGGATGCAAGCATTCAAGCGATCCTAATGATGGATGGCATGATTGCCAAAGAAAAGGAATTGCAAGCCACAAAAGAGAAGGCAAGGCAGACGGAAGAAAACAGACTGACCCAAGTTGAGAATCTCGCGAAATCGGAATTGCAACGGCTCGAAGAACAGAAGGTTGCATTGGAGCAAGGCCAACAGGCGGCTCACGCATTCCGATTGACCCAACAGGGCATGGATAAGGAATCCGCCGAGGCTATTGCAGCGGCTCAAGCGGCGATGGATGCAAGCACAAAAGCAGGGGGTAAGAAAGTCCAACCGGCGGCAGCGTTGCAGGCTACCGAATCGCGGTTAATGATTCGTGGTCCCAAAGAGGATTCACAAAAGAAGATTGAGCAAAATACGCAAGTAACCGCCGAGCAAAGCAAACTAATGAACGCGGCGATCAGCAAGCTAAAAGACGCAGTCGAAAAAACCCAAGGCCAACGGCTCATACTCGAAGGGACCAGGGCGTAAATGGCACTTAGACCTAACATTCTCGAAGTCACTTTGATGTGGTCGGCTCCGGCGTATTCGATCACAACCTCCGACAACTTCCGCAAGACAAACGCGAAGTTCCAAAAGGTCTATCAGGTTGTCACTAAGCCTGAGTCGACCGAAGCGGATCTATTCTTTGATGAGCGGTTGCCAGCGGCGGGAGATTCGTTTAGCTCTGACTTTCCTTTTATTTACGCTGAGGGGATGAGCGTCGACCAAGTAGGACCGATCTTTTGGATGGCGACGGTTGACTACAGCGGCGAGCTTGCCTTGAAAGAGGATGAAACTTACGATAACCCGCTATTCGCACCTCCTAGAATCGATTGGGACGATGTGGAGACGGAAGAGGAAACCGACGAAGATTTCGACGGCAAACCGATTCAAACCAAGAACAAAGAGCCCATCGAGGGCGTAGCGGCGTTGATTCCAGATCAGACCGTTACGATTAAGCGAAACCTATTGCTTTTCAATCCTTACGTCCAGGCTCGATACCGTCGATCAGTCAACAGCGACTTGTTCCTTGGATGGCCCCCTGGCACGGCAAAGCTGGTCAAGTTGTCGGCATCAAATGTTGTGACCAAGGAGCTAGCCTACTGGGAAGTGACCGGGCAGGTTCGGTTCCGATTTCCTTACCGAACGACTCCCGAAAAGGCTTGGTACAAACGGGTCCGGCATGAGGGATACTACGAGCGGGTCAACTTGTCTGGACCTGGAGCGGGGACAGCTATTGTTCGAGCCGTCGACGATAATAAAGAGCCGATGACCCGCAAGGTGCTTCTCGATGCTCAAGGCTTCCGGCTTGCTGAGGCGGCGGAGGGCGAAGAGCAGATCGCCCATTGGCTAGAATTCAAACTTTACGACTCCCTTCCTTACAACGCATTGGGGCTAATTTAATGGCGACATTGACCAACGTACAGATCACACTACCAGACGGCGGCATTTCAAACGTCGACATCGCGGCTAACGCAAACATCGAAGCAAGCAAAATGGAGCAGCGGGTATTGGCCGAATACCACGTCCCTATCGATGCGTTTCGCGTTTGGGACGCAATCATCACTAACCCAGTATCGGCAGCGGCTAACGACGACCTGGGGCTGATTACTGGCACTTGGGGCTCAGGTGTCAATAAGATCACGGCGGGCGATTGCAAGGCAGCGACGACAACCCGACGGATTTACTTTTCGGTTCCGGTCCCGGCCAACTACGATGACGGACAGACGATCCAATTGAGGATCCGGGCTAAGATGGAAACGACTTTGAGCGATGGAACTTGCACGATCGATGCTGAGGCTTACGTTGCCAACGATGGCACGCTAACGAGCGATCTAGTAGCTACGGCCGCACAATCAATGAACAGCCTTACAGCGGCAAACTACAACTTTACTCTTTCGAGCGGGTCGATTGATCCAGGCGATTTGCTCGAGGTTCGCCTGACGATCGCTTGCGTCGACTCGGCAACGGCAACAGCGGTAACTCCGGCGATCTACGAGGTAGCCTTGCTTTGCGATACCAGGGGCTAATCGATGGCAATTGAGATCGGATACTTTACGCCGAGCGAAGCGGATCGCGTCTGGAAAGCAGTTAAGGCTTTCGAGCGGGGTTCTGCCGACAGCACGGCCACAGAGCGGGGCAATGCTCCGAGTCCGATCTATTTCAAGTCGGTATCGGCTGAGATCATCCCTGCCTACGGTTGCGTCCAAATGGTAGGGACCGAGGAACTAGCGGGCAGGAACTATATCCTAGTCGATCGTCCAATCGACTTCGCAGGCTCGGTAATGGGTCCGTTTTTGTTTAATGGCTCAACAGAGGTGGAAGCCAACGGACTCGGCACGGCTCAAATGGGGCCTATCTATCGGGCTATCAGCGATGGTGGGGCGTACACGGTCGGAACTAGGTTCGGTCCGGTAGCTTCATCGTTTGAGGTTTCCAAAGGTCCATTGTTTACTTACATTGGCGACGATGATCTAGTCGAGGATTGCGTTAGGGTGATTGCTTGCGAGACGCCTTTGTTAGCCGTCGCAGGCGGCTCAGGGATCGCAGGGAATAGCAGCGGGACAGTGACAGCCAAACAACCAGCTAGCGGGAATTGGGGGGCAGGGACGGTGACTTACACGGCATGGAATCAGACAGGGACGGCGATTGCGGCAGGGCGAAACCTGATGATTTTCCCGATAGACGCTAAATGGGTTGCCGTGGAGGTTTGCTAAATGGGTTCATTCGGTCGATGCTGTTGCGTTTGCGAATGTCTCGCGTTTGCAGAGCTTCCGAGCATTACTATCGCGGGAATGACTGGTGGCGATTGGGTTGCTACGGATTGCTGTTGGACCAAAACATTTACCTTCAACGCATCGCAAGTTACCACTACGGTTTGCACGGATCTAGTCGACGATTCGACGCTAGAGACTATCCTTGAGGCTGACATTTACTACCTGAAGGCTAGAACACCTCCCGAGTTTTCAGCAGAGCAAGATTTCCCTTTGCCGTTGCAGTATTGCTGTTCATCTAGCCCTCAATTGGCCGGGACGCTAGTTGCAAAATGCAAGTTTATTCAGCAATCAAAGCTAAAGGTTAGCTACAAACGAAAAGACATAATCGTTCGGGCCAGCAGGCAAAACGTAGTATGCGATAACGTCCCAGAATGCAAGCTAGTCCTATCGACCGATTACAGGTTTGAGTACGCAAGCGTAGTTTTGTCTGACGAGGTTGGCGATCAGGAGCTAACCGCAACGGCCACGGAGGAGTGCTTCGATTACTACGATGACCCTCCGGCTCTTTGCAATTTCGAGTACGACGGCAACGAACCGGAAATCGATTGCAGTGGAGATATTCAACTAGGCGAAGGGGCGTCGGTTTTTGCGTTTACGAGGATCAAGCATTATGACGAATGGCCCGAAGGGGATGAGGTTTTCAACAACGAATCATACCTAGCCGAAGGTTGTGAGGTTACGATTTGCAGCAACGACGAATTCATCAATCAGGTCTGCATTTCCGCGTTGCCTACTGACTTTTGTTTTGAGTGTGGAGAGGCTTCGATCGTCGAGGAAACCTTCCGCCCTGTCAATCAATGCGACGGGTTGCAGGAACAGTACATCTATTCAGGATGCGGAACCCCGTTTCCTACGGTGGATTTTCTTGGAGACGACGAACCGGACTCTAGGCTATGCAATGAGATTACGAGAAACGTCTTGTCGGTAGGTCCGCCGAACGATACTACATGCCTAACCTACACTTCCTGTCTAGGCACAGATAGCAACGTCGCTTCGGCTTTCAGCGTGTCGAAGGGTGGAGCGGAATTTTTGACGCTCGGCGATTATTGCGTTGGCGGCGCATCTCCTCCACCAACCGCCTGCAAATACACAAACCCATGCGGCGGGGATTCTCTGTTTCCGTTTTTGTCTGGCGTTGGATTTCTTGACGTTACGAACTACAGCTATACCACTGCTTGCAACGGGGCTCAAAGGTCCGTTTGCGTCAATGCTCCAACATGGACAATAACATTCGCGTAAAGACTATAGTTGTTCGCGACGGTTCAAGGCCTGTTGCCGTGCAAGCCTATTCGGTTTCGGCTGAGTCTGCTTTGCGTTTGCGTATCACCAATAGGCCGAACCCTTGGATCGCACTACACGACGGCTCAATCCGCAACGCCGACGACCTAGCAGAATGGGAAAAGACGATCCCCCAGTATGAATGCGGATGCAGGGCGTTTTACGCAAAATACAAGGCCGAGCTACCCCCCGACTTCACTTCCCCCGACGCGTTTTTCGCTTGGGGCGTTCGCCTACACAACTCAGTCAACCGCAAGCTTGGCAAGCCTGAGCTGACCATTGAAGAGGCTCTATCGATTTGGAGAAATACCGATGGCCCAACCGAAGACAGCAGCAAGACTTTACCTTGAGGAACTTTGCAAAAAGTTCCCTGACCACTCAAACATCGGACTAGCCAAGCGAGCCAAAGC